GGTAACAGCTGGTGGTAAAGCTCCTGGTCCTGAGCCTCTTAAACTCTGTTTAGCACACATAGATGCTGTTATGGAGAGAAAGAATGATGGAGAAAAGCTTACACCTCTAGAATGTCATGATATTCTGTGTCACATTGCTAATTCTGTATTAGCTGGTGGTATCAGAAGATCAGCTATGATTTCTCTGTTCAGCCATGATGATGAAGAAATGATCACATGTAAGTATGGTAATTGGTGGGAAACCAATGAGCAAAGAGGTAGAGCAAACAACTCTGCTGTTCTAGAAAGAGATTCTGTAGGAGAAGAAGAATTCTTTAGCCTATGGAAGAGAATTGAAGCTTCTGGATCTGGAGAGCCTGGAATCTATTGGACAAACAATAAAGATTGGGGAACTAATCCTTGTTGTGAGATTGGTTTGCGTCCATATCAGTTCTGTAACCTGTGTGAGGTGAATGTAAGTGATATTGAGAATCAAATAGATCTTAATGATAGAGTGAGTGTAGCAGCTTTCTTTGGAACTTTACAAGCAGGATTTACAGATTTTCACTACCTTCGTGATATCTGGAGACAAACAACACAAAAAGATGCTCTCCTAGGTATAGGTATGACAGGAATTGGTTCAGGTGAAATCTTGAAATATGATCTTGAACTAGCTGCTCACACAGCTAAGGTGGTAAATTCTATGATTTCTGAGAAGATTGGAACTAATGAAGCAGCACGTGTAACATGCATAAAACCCTCAGGAACAACTAGTTGTGTATTGGGAACTGCTAGTGGTATTCACGCTTGGCACAATCCCTATTATCTTCGCACAGTAAGATTTAATAAGAATGAGGACATTGCTATGTTCTTACAAGTGAATCATCCAGAGTTATGTGAAGATGATGTTCTTCGTCCTAATGATACATTGTGTGTAAGAATCCCTATTAAGGCTCCAGAAGGTTCTATCTTTAGAACTGAGACAGCTATTGACACTCTTGAACGTGTTAAGAAGTTCTCTACAGAATGGGTAAAATCAGGCCATGTTAAAGGTGATAACACACATAATGTTAGTGCTACAATTTCTATTGATGCTGATAGAAAATATGGAGAATCTTATATGGTTGATGGAGTTATCACTGATAACACTGTAAATGAATGGGAACATGTAGGTAAATGGATGTGGGAGAACAGAGAAGTGTATAATGGCCTTAGTGTATTGCCTTATTGGGGAGGAAGTTATCAACAAGCTCCTTTTGAAGACATTACAGAGGAAGAATACAACACACGTATTTCTGCATTGAAAACTCTTGATCTTACAAAGGTTATGGAGATAGATGATAATGTAGAGTTTGGACAAACTGTTGCGTGTGCTTCTGGGCAGTGTGATATTTCTTAAAAATAAATTTGGTAATCTCACATTTTGTTCCTACATTTGCAGAAATAAAATGTCTTATGAAAAAGAAAATAGAGATTGGCAATAAATTTGGGAAACTTCTAGCTATAGAAGAAGTAGAAAAAAGAAAATCAGGTGGTATTAGGTACAAATGTCTTTGTGATTGTGGAAACACACATGAAGCATTTGCTACCCATCTGAGAAGAGGTTTAATTACTCACTGTGGGTGTAGTAAACTTAAAGGTGCTAAACATCATCAATGGACAGGAGTAGGTGAAATTTCTTCAGCTTTTTGGTATGATCATATAGTAAGAAGTGCTAATGGTTCTAAATTAAATAATAGAACAAGAAAATCTAAAGAATTATCTATTACTATCGAATATGCTTGGGATTTGTTTCTTAACCAAGGAAGAAGATGTACTTTATCTGGTTTGGAGTTAACTTTTCCAAGAGTAAGTAAAGACAAAAATTGGACAGCATCTTTAGATAGAATAGATAGTTCTAAAGGTTATATAGAAGGTAATGTACAATGGGTACATAAAGATGTAAACATCATGAAAAATAAATTCAATCAAGATCATTTTATAAAACTTTGTAATAATGTATGTACATGGTCAACTATATCTACTTTTAAAAAACAATTAATGGAAGAAGGTAAAAGTTTACCTTTACATGAACAAGGTATAGATATTCTTGATTATATAAAATAAAATATTTATAAAATATGGAAAACTTCAAACCTATATACTCTTCAATAGTTGACAATTGTTTCTTAGGAAGTTATTTAGATTTAGAAAGAAATTTATTATTACATCAGCCAAGTTATCATTTGAAAGAGGATAAATGGATCATAACTCCCAATTCAAATGAGGCAAAAGAATTAAATAATTTCTATAATAAATTTCCTAATGGAGTAATTGGAACTATAAAAGAATGTGTAGAACAAGTTAAAGATTATTTAAGTGCAGGTTCTAATTGCAGTATTGAATAATGAAACACGATAACTTAGTACAGTATATCATTAACAGCATTTATTATTCTATAAAGAATAACAGATAATTGGTTTTTGTTTTTGTTTTTAGTGATTAATGATTAGCCCCGAATATTTCTATATTTGGGGCTTTATTTTTTTGCTAGAACGAAGACAATTTTGTAAATTTGTAAAAATCAACTAAAATATGGCAAAAGCAAAAGAAGTCCCCACAGAGGGCAAAAGTAAGTTCCAGGAAGCACTGGACAAACTTAACAAAACTTATGGTGTAGGTACAGTTCTTACACTAGACAACAAAACAAATGGTCACTATGATGCTTTCAGTACAGGAAGTATTGGGTTTGATCATTTCACATTAGGTACTGGTGGATTTGTGAAGGGTAAGATGTATGAATTGATGGGTTGGGAAGGTACAGGTAAGTCAACAATTTGTGGTCATGCTGTAGCAGAGTGTCAGAAGAAAGGTGGTGTTGTTCTGTATATAGATGGCGAGCATGCTGTTGATAAGAAGTATTTTGAAGCTCTTGGTGTAGATACCACTAAGATGCTGATTGCTCAACCATCATGCGGTGAGGAAGGTTTTAAAGCTGTGTTAGATGGTGATGTTGGGGATTCTGCTATAGGCAAGAAGGCTAGATTGAATTCAAATGCCTATCCAAAGCTAAAAGGTGCTCTGTCTCAACACAATGTGTGTGTTATTGTTATTAGTCAGTATCGTGAGAAGATTGGTGTTATGTTTGGTAATCCCACTACAACACAGGGAGGTCATGCTCTGAAATTCTATTCAGATGTTCGTATAGAGGTTTCTAGAAGTCTGGCAAAAGAAGGTGATGTAACTTATGGTAATCTAACCAAGGTGAAAGCTATCAAGAATAAAATGTCTCCTCCTTATAGACTAGCTCAGTTTGAGATTGTTTATGGTGAGGGTATTGATAAGCTTGGAGAGATTATGGAACTGATTAATGAGTATGAGATTGGTAGGAAGTATGGTAAGACAATGACTATCAATGAGACTAAGTATGATCTTGAAGAGTTTAAGGAACTTCTTATGGATAATAAGGAATTTCAAGACTCAATTAAGGAACAGATTATTAACAAAATTAACCAAACCGAAATTAAAACTGAAGAAGATGCTACCAGTGAACAAATTTAACAATTAATTAACATAAATTTTGTGGGATTTATTGATTTTTTACATATATTTGTCGGATTGTTATTCTTCTTATAGAAAATCTTTAAATACATCTAATTGTACTTGTACAAATTGTGGTAAGAAATTTTATCTAAAACCTTCTGCAGTAAAAAGATACAATAGAAACATGGGTATCTTTTGTTCTATGAAGTGTTCTACAGAATTTAAAAAAAATTACTACAAAGGAGACAAAAATCCTAATTATAGAGGTAAACAATATGATAAGGATGGATATAGAATAAATCATTATCCTAAAATAGGTTGTGTAAAGGAGCATCATTATATTACTTTTGAAACTCTTGGTATAAGTAAAATTCCAAAAGGTTATTGTATACATCATAAAGATTGTAATATTTATAATAATGTTCCTGAGAACTTATGTATTATTTCTGAAAGTGATCATAGATGGATACATAAACAGTTTGGGAATGCTACACTCTGGGCATTTGAAAACAACAAAGTATCATATGAACAGTTATTAGAATGGTCTAATGATAAAGAGAAATGTAAATTATTATTATTAAATTTATTAAATCAAAAAGAACAATATGTTTGTAAAAATTAAAAAGTTGCATTCAGATGCAATTATTCCTAAGTATCAAACTTCTGGGGCTGCAGGATTTGATATTCATGCAATTCAGCATACAGAAATTTATCCTGGAGAAACTAAGATTTTAAAAACAGGATTATCGTTTGAAATTCCTCAAGGATATGAATTACAAATAGTTCCTAGATCAGGAGTAAGTGTTAAAACAAAACTTAGAATTTCTAACTCTCCTGGAACAGTTGATAGTGATTTTAGAGGAGAGGTTGGTATAATTGTAGATAATATTGATCTTAATTCTGATAAAAGAGTTCCTTATATTATTAAAGTAGGAGATAGAATAGCTCAAGGTAAAATTACTCCAGTAGTCCAAGCAATATTTATAGAAACAGATGATTTAGAACAAACAGAAAGAGGAGAAAAAGGGTTTGGTTCAACAGGAATTAAATCTATAAACGTATGAGCAAATTAATACTATCAATAGACGATGATGATCTTAATCTATTTAAGAAGCAATATGTTAATCTAGTGGATCTTCATGAAGAAATAGAAAAACTTTTTGTAGAAGGAGAGAAGATTGATAAGCGTAAGAAGAAGGTATATCAGGCCTGGAAGGAAAAGATAAACTTTCTTATTGATATGTATAACTCTAGAGCATCCTTTAAAACCTATAACAAAGTAAAATGAAAATACTATTTTTAGATTACGATAGTGGATTTGCATATAATGATCCAATTGCAATCTTGGTTCAAGTAAATAAATCTTTACCTAAACAAGAATTAAAAAAACTTGAATTAAGCCAACCTGGAGTTTCTAGAACAGGAGGAAATTGGAAGAGGATTATTGAAGATGCAAAAGCTATCTGTAAAGTTATAAAAGAAGGTAATAAATCTGATTTTGAAAAAGAAAATTATGATTTTGAATATGAGTTAATAACTGGTAATTATTAGTAAAATGAAGTGCAAAACTTGTGGAAAGAATGCAGAGAGTGAATATTGCTTCCTGCATAAACCAAGAAAAGCTCTTCGTAAAACTGTTATTCTGGAAAAAAATGTCAGAAAATCATCGAATAGTGGAAAAAAATCCGATCTACATGAGTTTTTCTTACATATTTGGAAGAACAGACAGAAACATGATTGTGAAAACTGTGGAAAGTGGCTTGGAAAAGAGCCACTTTCTTACATGTTTGACCATCTGTTAGAGAAGAGTAAATATCCTGACCTTGCTAAAGAGGAGGATAATATCATGTTAGTCTGTTTAGAATGCCATGATAATAAGACTAGAGGGTTTCTAACTGATCTTGTTAGACAGATTTTTTGTTTGTAGCTTTACAAAAAAACATGAAAAAGTCAATTCCTATTGGATCAATATTTGGAGATCTTGTTATTACAGAGTATTTAGGTTCTAAAAACTATAACAATACATATTTATGTAAATGTATTTGTGGTAAAACAAGAGAAGTAAAGTTAACTTATCTTTTATCTGGACAAGTAAATAATTGTGGTTGTAAAAATTTTGTTTCAAAACCACATGCTAATCAAAAATATTCTCCAGAAGAAGCTTCTTATAGAGCAAAAGCAAGTAACTACATATCTCAGGCTAAAAAAAGAAAAATTGAATGTACTTTAACTTATGATGAGATTATAAAGTTATTAAGAGGAAACTGTTTTTATTGTAACAATCCTCCTTCTAATATATATAATGCAAGATTAAGAAATAGGATTAATAAAAAAAATAAAGTACAATATGCTGTAAATAATTCTGAAGAGTATTCTATTTTTTACAATGGTATTGATAGAGTAGATAATTCTAAAGGATATATTCAAGAAAATGTAGTATCTTGCTGTACGCAATGTAATACAGCTAAATTAAATAATAATCTTGATGATTTTAAAAATTGGATTATAAAAGTATATGATAAATTAATAAAAAATTAATTATGAAAATTCTTCATATATCTGATACTCATGGGTTTCATCATCAACTTCCAAATAGTATATTTGAAAATACTGATGTAGTAGTTCACTCTGGAGATGAATCAAACTATAGAGATGTTGATAGAAATGAAAAAGAGTGTCGTGATTTTATTGAATGGTACAAAAATGTCCAAGTAAAACATAAGATTTTTGTTGCAGGAAATCATTCTACTTCCATAGAAAGAAATAGAGTTACACCAGCAGATTTTCATGCAGCAGGTATCACCTATCTTGAAAATGCAGCCACCACTATTGATGGGATTAAGTTTTGGGGATCTCCTCACACACCACAGTTTGGTGACTGGGCTTTTATGAAGAGCAGAGAAACTATCAATAGAGTTTGGGATCATATTCCTATGGATACAGATGTACTTATTGTACATGGTCCTCCTAAGGGTATTAGAGATCTTTCTCATGATAGAGAGGGTAGATTGGAATATTGTGGTGATGGTGCTCTAATGAAAGCTGTGTTAAAGGTGAAGCCTAAGTATATGTTGTTTGGACACATCCATGATTCTCCAGGATGCTTCAATCAAGGAGTGAGTCATTTCTCTATGACTCCTACAGTGTTTTCTAATGCAACATGTGTGTTAGATGGAAAGTTTGATCTTGGTATTACATCCCATGGAATTAAATTTGAGTTATGAAAGAACCAAACAGAGAACGTAAGAATGATATAAAATACAACATCACTCTTAACGATGAGCAAAAGGAAGTGAAAAGACTTATTCTTGACCATCAGATAGTTGTAGTGACTGGTAGAGCAGGTTGTGGTAAGAGTCTTGTAAGTGCACAGTGTGGATTGGATTTCCTTTTTAAGAAGCAATGTGATCAAATCCTTGTTACAAGGGCTGCTGTTGAGGTGGGACATTCATTAGGCTTTCTCCCAGGAAGTCTTAATGAGAAGTTTGATCCTTACCTTGAAGCTTTCAAGGAGAACCTATTGAAATGCTATGACAAGGTAAAAATAGAACAACTAATAAACGATGAAAAAGTTAAAGCACTACCTGTACAGTTCATCCGTGGTAAGACAATTGATGATATTCTTATTGTTGAAGAGGCTCAGAATCTCACAAAAGCTGAAATGCTTGCTATCATCACAAGGCTAGGTAAGACTGGTAAGATTATAATCAATGGTGATCTTGAACAAACAGATATTAGAGGAACAGGAGATAATGGCCTTAGATATGCTATAGAGCTGTCTAAAAAGCTTCCTGAAGATGTAAAATACAGAATGCTTAAGCACAACCACAGAAGTGATGTTGTAGGTAAAATACTGGAATTAGAATATGGAAAAAAGTAAAAAGAAAGTAAAGAAAATCAAGAAGAAGATAGTAAAGACTATTACAAAAACAATTGAGCGTATGGGGGAACCCATAGCCAAAGCAAAAGGAATTATTTAATAATTAAAAAACCAACAATGACAGTAGAACAAATTGCCCAAGTGGCACATGAATTAAACAAAGCCTATTGTGAATCTTTAGGTGATATGTCTCAACCATCTTGGGAAGATGCTCCAAATTGGCAAAAAACATCAGCTATTCATGGAGTAGATTTTCATTTGAATAATCCTAATGCCACTCCTAAACTTAGTCATCATGCATGGATGATGGAAAAAGAAACTGATGGTTGGAAATATGGCCCAGTAAAAGATGCTGAGAAAAAAGAGCATCCTTGTTTTGTTCCTTATGATCAATTACCTGTAGAACAAAAAGCTAAAGACTATATCTTTAGACAAACTATTCATTCATTAAAACCATTTATAAATTAAACCAACATGCAAAATCAATTTTTCTACACTCGTAAAGAGTTAGTATCTGGTACTCCAGAGAATCCTGTATTCAAAGAATTCAGAGACAGTTTTAACATCAACAAGGTGGTGAGAAGCATCACTATGGAAGATGAAAGAGTTTTGGTGTTATTAGATGACCTTCATGAGAGAGCTCAAGAAGTTCCTGATGTAGATCCTAAGACAAACAAAATGAGAGGAGTTAAGAGAGTGAAAAACACTTTCCAGAGCGAAATCTATTTAGATCCTGCTGATGCTGAAAGATTCTTAAAAGTAACATCTATATAATGAGTCTTCCATTAATTAGTGCAAAATGCATCACTTATGGTAGGGTGGATACGTTGGAGGAATCTTTACATAGTTTCCTCCAGCAAACCTATCCTA